ATATAATGAAATGCAATGTTATAACATAACAATAATAATAATTATTAATTTATACAATACCTCTTAATAAGAATAATAACAGAGGTAATTAATGGCAGAACAAACAATTAAAGCTGTCCCTATCGTTAAGTCTCTTAATGAAGAAAAACGATTAGCAACCTTCTTAGTATTAGAACCCCAAGATGAAGACTTAACAACATCTGATCTACATGGTGATTGGTATGATGCTGACACAGTAGAAAGTGCTTGTCATGATTTTAATCGCTTCTGTCGTAAAGCAAACCTATTTCACTTAGTCGATACAACAGCTTTTGAGTTTGTAGAGTCTTATATCAGTGAAACAGAGATGAACTTAGGTGAAACTTTTATCAAGAAAGGCTCTTGGTTAGCTAAGATTCATGTTAACGATTCAGAGAGTGGAAACCTAGTTTGGGAATCTATCAAGAGTGGTGAGTTTAACGGTCTTAGTGTTCAATGCGAAGGCTTTGTATCGGATATTGAATAATTAGATTGGAGAACAGAATGACTAATACAGTCACAAAAACAAAAGCAAAACGAAAGATTAACAAATTTAACTTTGAAGCTGAAGGTAGTGCTGTTGCATTAGTTAGTGCATCTCAAGGCGGAGCAGCCAATTCGTTTAAAACATTAGTAATGAAATCTGCTGATAAGTATTCTAAAGAGTTTATCCAGAAAGCACAGAAAGTTCAGGTTGTCATGGAATTTGATGACTTCCTACAAAAGTTCTTTGGTATGTGGAAAGAAGATGCAAAGATTCTAACTTCTATCTTAGGATTTGGTGATGAAGGTATGGATTCAGAAAGCGAATCTGATGATCTTGGTGTTTACAACGATGACTACTTCTACGAATGGTTTGATGAAAAGCTTACAGAAGAAGGTGCAAGTTATCGTAGCCCTACAGAAGAAGATAAACAGGCTTGGTTAGAATACCGTAAACAAGGTATTACGTTAGTTAAGTCTCTTGCTGAAGCAGATAATCAATTAGAAATGTTAGCAGCTTTATCAGAAAAAGAATATTGGTCTGTATTGAATGAACAAAAGTTCTTTGAGAAAGCTTTAAAACAAAAAGAATTACAAAGTGGCGGTGAGCCAACAACTCCTGTTAAAGCAGGAACAATTAGTAAAAAGGCTGGTAAAGCCGTTCACAAAGAGGATAATCCAATGTCAGGAACTCAACCTGAATCTAAAGTAGAAGATGCAGTTGCTTTGAAGAAAGCTCTGGATGAGCAAGCTGTTCAATTGCAAAAAGCATTAGAAGCTGTTGAACTATTTAAACAAAAAGAACAAGAGCAAATTGCTAAAGCTCGTAATGCTGATCTAGTTGCTGCTGTAGAAGATAAAGAACAAGCTGAGAAACTATTCAAAGCTGTTAAAGGTTTAGAAGCAGAAGATTTCCAAGCTGTAGTAGAAGTTGTTAAAGCTCTTACTGCTAAAGTAGATGCAAATGGTTTCTTTGTTGAAACTGGTGCTAAGACTGGTGAGCAAGTACAGAAATCTGCTTTACAAGCAATCCTTGCTGAAAAATATAATAAATAATATAGGAAATAATAATAATGCCAATTATCGCAACTGATACACCACGTTTATCTAACCTTGTTAAACATGAGTACGAGCCTTCTCTTGGGTTTTGCCGTGCTGCTGTAACTGTAAATGAAGCTGCTGCAACAACTTACCAAGTTGGTACTGTTCTTGGTAAAGTAACTGCAACTGGTAAATATGTGGTAGCTAAAGAAACTGCTGTTGATGGTTCTAAAGTTCCTGCTGCTGTAGTTATTGAAGATAAATCTGTAGCTGCAACCACTGACACTAAAGTATTAACAATTGTACGTGGTAATGCAATTCTTTCTAAAGGTGCTCTTGTTCTTGATGCTTCTTATAACGATGCTACTAAGAAACAAGCTGTGTACGATGCTTTAGAAGCTAAGAATATCTTAGTAAACGAAACAGTTTAATAATAAGAATAATATAGGAAATAAATAAACATGGCTATTACTCGTAGTTTTACTGCCCCTTTTGAGATGACAGATTTAACAGAAGAATTACTGTTAATTCCTAATACATATGGTCTTGTCAACCAACTAGGTATCTTCCGTGATGAGTCTGTTACCCAACATAACATCACCGTAGAATCAACTGCTGCTACACTCGCTCTGATTCCTGACCGTGTACGTGGTGAGCGTAACAACGTAAACAAAGACCGTACTCGTAACCTACGCTCTTTCCCAATCCCTCACTTCCCTCTTGATGATTACCTTTCTCCTGAAGATATTCAAGGGAAACGTGCATACGGTTCGGATTCTGCTGAAGTACAAGCTGCTGTTATGGCTCGTAAGTTAGAAGATATTGCTCGTAAACACGCAGTTACTCTTGAAGTATCTCGTATGCAAGCAATCACTCAAGGTACGATCTATGCACCTAACGGTACTGTAGCTGGTAACTACTATACTGATTTCGGTGTTACTCGTAAAGAAGTAGCTTTCGACCTAGCTAACGCTGCTACCGATGTTATCGCTAAGATTCGTGAAGTGACCGACCATATTCAAGAAAACATTCTTGATGGTGAGATTATTGAGAACTACATCGCTCTTTGTTCACCAGAGTTCTTCGATGCTCTTGTATCTCAAGCTGGTGTTAAAGAAGCTTACAAGTTCTACCAATCAACACAAGAGCCACTTCGTAACGGCTTACGTGATGGTCGCTATGCTAAGTTTGAACACGGTGGTTGTACTTTCTATCGTTATGTTGGTAGCTACAAAGACGCTGCTGGTGTTACACAGAAACTAATCCCTGCTGGTGATGCTTATGTAATCCCTACAGGTACTCGTGATATGTTCATCACTTACTTCTCTCCTGCTAACAAACTAGATTATGTTAATACGCTAGGTGAGAAAAGTTATTTGTGGACTTTCACTGACCCTAAAGGTTCTAAAGTAGAGATTGAATCTGAACAGAACAATCTGTCTCTTATCCGTAGACCATCTGCGGTAGTTCGTCTTACTAAGAACGCTTCTGTTTAATAACGTAAAGTTATAATACAGTGTAACTTATCTATATGGTAGGTTACATTAATATTATAATTTATATAATAAGAGAGAAATAATGGCATTTACAGACATAGAAAAGATTAGAATCGAAATTGGTTTAACTGGTGAAGCTGCCGATATTCTCTCAGATGAAGAACTGACATACTTCTTAGAGAAAAACAACAACTCAATTAAAAGAGCTTCACTAGATGCTGCTAAAACTGCTTTATTCATATTAAGTCAATTCCAACATGAAAGAGTGGACTCGCTTGAGATTTGGGGTCATACTTGGTTTGAGAACTATACAAAAGCCTTGAAGTTGTACCTAACAAACCCTAACTTCTCTATTAATATTGATTCAGCTAGAGCTTATGCTGGTGGTATTAGTAAGACAGATATTAGAAGTAATATTGATAATGAAGATAACTTCACAGTGATTACAGATGTAGGTATTCCTAAAGATTATACTGCTGTGAATAGTACAAATACACAACAAGATATCTTTAACCCTAACGCTTCTGGTTATTCAACTTCTCCATTTGAAATCTAAGGAATAACAATGACAGACAATGAAGTTAATATTCAAAACTTTCTGATAAGTTTGAAATCTGCTTTGAAGAAAACTTATGAAGATGATAAAGACAATAAATTTGAATATTGGAGAGGTTTTGCAGACTCAGCAGGAGCTTTCTATACAACAGTAGAGGCATTCTTGAAGGAGTATGACTTCAGTGACAGTAGAGAGTAGATTCAGAAGAAGTTCACAACGTCTTGTACAGAGATACGGTGCAGTAAGAACATACAATCATATTACAGAAGAAGTGTATAACGTAGAAACACAGATGATGCAAACTTATACACAATCTTACAATATTAAAATGTATAAATCAGAACCAAAAGAAAGAGAGATTAAATCTCCTAACTTAGTTGGTAAAGAAGTCTGTTTAATGGTTGTGGCTGCTGCTGATCTTCCTGTTAAACCAAAAGTAGGTGATACTATTAATGGTAATGAATTAGATGCTAAATCTGCTTATAGAGTGGAAGCTGTATCTGAATCATGGGCTGGTGAAACTGTAGCTGCATGGAAGTTGTTCTGTACTATTTCATAATCTGTGAGGAATAATATATGGCAGTCTATAGTGGTAGTGCAGGAATAGCTCAACTAAGAGAAAAGATAAAACAAAAGAGTAAGATGCTTGTTGGTGAGAGTGCTGAGAAAGTAGCTGTATTCATGGTTGAAAGTTCTCCTTTAGGTGTTGAGTATTACCGATCTAAACAAGGTTTAATCCAGAACGATGTTGGTGATTTCAAGAACTCTTGGGCTGTTGGTTTAGGTGATTCAGAAACTATTACAAGACCAGCAGATGCAGCAGGGACAGCAGCAGTAGCAGATGCCATAGTTAAAGGAAGTCAATATAATTTCCAAGATCAAGTTTATGTTACTAACAGTGTAGATCATGCTGGAATGGTTGAAGATGGTTGGGAAGATAATCCTGAATATGGTTGGAAAGCTAAAGAAGGTTATCACGTAGTAAGAGATGGGACAACAACAGCAGAAGCTATATTAGAAGCTGTAGCAGAGAAAGTGAGTAGGTTATAAATAACCATGAGAGATATAAATGCAAAGTAATTTGAGAAAAGCTTTTGAACAATACTTACTTCTCTTACCTAATGGTTTAGGTGCTACAAGAACAGCATTTGAGAATGTAACCTTTAATCCTAAAGCATCAGAACCTTACCAACTAACAAGACTTGTTCCACTCCCTGTAGAAAACCCTACATACGGTGATAACTATCATAGAGAAGTTGGTTTCTATCAGATTGTATTATCTTATCCTAAAGGAAGTGGTGTTGGTAGTATATCTTTAATGGCAGACAAGATAAAAGATTATTTTAAACGTGGTACTACCTTAGTGGAAGGGGCGGATAAAGTAATAGTAGATAGGACACCAGAAGTATCTCCTGTTTACATCAATGACAGTAGAGCAGAGATTACTATCCGTATTCGATACTACTCTAATCAATTCTAAATCTAAAGATTTAAATAAATAAACAATAATAATCCCAAATAATCCATTGGAGAATAATTAATGGCAACAGCTTCAGGTATTGCTAAACGTATTGTATACAAAAAAGAAACTACGTTTGGTACTCTTGCAGGAGCAACAGGTGGTCAAACACTTCGTAGAGTTAGCTCTAACTTTAACTTAACAAAAGAAACATATCAATCAGAAGAAATTCGTACTGACTACCAGATTCAAGATTTCCGTCATGGTGTACGTTCTGTAGAAGGTAGTTTATCTGGTGAATTATCAGCAGGTGCATATAGTGATTTTATCGCTTCTGCTGTAGCTCGTAACTTTACAGCTATTACTCCTGCTGCTGTTGGTAGTACAACTATCGCTGCTGGTACTGTAGCTGGTACATACAAGATTACTCGTACAACTGGTTCTTGGCTTACAGATGGTGCTAAGGTTGGTACAGTAATTCGTTTAGCTGGTTTCAACACTACTAACAATGCTAAGAACCTTCTTATCGTATCTGCAACAGCTTTAGAAGCTGTAGTAATTGTATTGAATGGTACTACTCTTGTTCTTGAAACTGTAGCTACAGGTGGTAGTTATTTAGCTGGTGGTAAAGTTACTTATGCTCCTACTGCTGGACATACAGATGACTCATATACAGTTGAAGAATACTATTCAGATATTGGTAAATCACAAGTATCTGTAGGTAACAAAGTAAACACAGCTTCATTTGCTCTCCCTGCTACTGGTCTTGTAACTACAGACTTTGGTTTCATGGGTCAAGATTTGAAACAGTCTGGTGATACTGCTTACTTCACTACTCCTACTGCACAAGGTAACACAGGTATCTTTGCTGCTGTAAATGGTGCATTGATTGTAGATGGTAAAGTTATTGCTTTGATTACTGGTTTGAATATTAACATCAACCGTAACATGACTTCAGAAGCAGTTGTTGGTAGTAACATTAAACCAGAAATCTATGAAGGTCGTATCTCTGTAGATGGTGATTTCACTACTCTATATCAAGATAATACTTTCTTTGATTACTTTAACAATGAAACAGAAGTAGCTCTTATCTGTGCTGTTACTGAAAGTAACTTAGGTAATGCTAACTTTATGACATTCACTCTACCACGTATCAAGTTGTCTACAGACACTAAAGATGATGGTGAGAAAGGTATTGTTTCTTCTAACTCTTTCCAAGCTCTTAAAGGTTCTGGTGCAAATGGTTTAGAAGCAACAACTATTCAAATTCAAGATAGTGCTGCTGCTTAATAATAAGCTGTCCACACAAGAATAACAACAGGAAGGTGAAAGTCCTTCCACCGTTAATTTATTAACAACTATTTTATTATTTTATATTTGATTTATTTTGAGGAATACAAACATGGCTTTAGATTTATTTAAAACAAACTTGGCAGAGAAAGCAGAAACAGGTTATGAGTTTGAAGTAAAACTCCCTGATGGCTCTCCAACAGATTTCTATATTACTGTACGTGGTACACAATCACCTAAAGTAAAAGCATATAGTAAGAAGGTATTTAACCAACTTCAAGTTAAAGAACAACAAGCTAAACGTAAAGGTAAGGAAGTAGATTTCAACCTTGAAGAAGCTGAAGATATGGCAGTTGAATCTGCTGTTATTCGCTTAGTTACTTGGCGTGGTCTTGAAGAAGATGGTAAAGAAGTAAAACCTACTGAAGAAAACTTCAAGCGTATTATGCGTGAACAAGATTGGATTCGTTCACAAGTGCTAGAAGAAGCGGATATCGCAGCAAATTTCATCTAAGCGATATTCTTGATGATTGTGTTGAATATTGCAAATGGATGTTTGAAAACAATCAGAGACAAGAAGATGGAGCTACTGTAGGTGAACATATTGAAGCAGCGAAGGCAAGTCCTTTCGCTGTTGCTTTGATTAAAGAACAAGAATTATTACAAGAAGAAATAGATAGTGAACCTCCAATACTTCCAATTTCTGCTCAATTTGCATGGACGTATTTCTTACGTTTACACCAAACTAGGCAGCAAGGAGGTTTTGGAGGTTTTTTTGCAATTAGTTATCAGGAAATGTTAGCGTTCTTTACTTTAGAACAAGTATTTCCAGAACCATACGAATTAGAGTTAATTAGAGTGTGGGATAAGATTGCAATTGAACATGAAGCAAAAGAGCAGCAGAAAAGAAATAAAAATAAATAATTCATAATGAGGAATAGCTATGGATTTAGTTAAGATTGGGTTTCAGATTAGTGCCGATGGTCTATCTAAAGCTAATAAAGAACTTGATGCTCTACTTGCTAAAGCTGATAAGTTAAATAATATGCCTGTTGGTGTAGGTGGTGGAAATGGTGGAGGTAAACCTCGTCCTCAAGCTAAACCTCCTCGTAACCCTACGTTGTTCTCAATAGACATTTGAGCTAACTGAGCATTAACTCTACCTAACTCACCAGCATCTTTAATATACAACTTCATACGGTTTTGAATAGCTGTGTATTCATCAGCCATAGAAACAAAAGCTGTTGTTAAAGCTCCTATAGCAGTAATAACACCATAGATAGCTGTAGACAATAAAGCATAAGCAGCAATACCTTTAATCGAAGCTAGAAGTTTATTATTACTTTCAATAGCTGTAGAGAAAGGGGTTTTAAGATTATCTAAGGAAGTCTTGGTAGCTGAAAGAGCTTGTTGGTATTTATTTAGAGTAGAGGTATCAGCACCGCTAATCTCCATCTTAGCTGCACCGAAAGCTAAGTCAACGATGTTTCCAGCAGACAACTTGTCAAACTTATCAAAGCCAACTTTACGTAAAGCAATCTTTAAAGCAGCCATAAGTGATCTAAACCATTGTGCAATCTGGCTAGTATCTTTACCAACCGCAGTTGGATTTACTCCTAAAGCTACAGCTTCTTCTACAAAGTATGCGAGCATCTCATCTAACTGCTCATCAGCAGTCAACGGCTCACCATTAGCTTTTGCATCAGCTATTGCAGCATCTACTCGTTCTTTAGCAGCACGAGCAATAATTGTTTCTTGAGAATCGTTCTTAGCATTTGCCCAAGTCATTACTTGACCAGCTAGCTTACGGTAGTTAGCCGTACCTAATAGATTCTCCATACCAAGGTGTACGCCTACTTCATGCAGGAATACTGGTAATTCTTGGCCTACCTGAATTTGGTCAGCCAGCATGTATACTCGTTTGCCATATACAAACGCTTGAATTGCAGCTGACTTTTTAACAGCAGCTTTTACATATGTTGGCAACTCATCATAGTTAGGAACAATGCTAACTAGGTTATCAAAGTTTTTATTGGCAACAAACATCTGCTTAAGGAGCAGAGTCAGGCCATCTTTATCCCAAGTCTCATTCTTGCCAGCGCCTTCATTACGGCTAAACTGTGCTTTACCTGTGGCAGATTCTTTAGCTAGTTTAATTAGTTCAGTCTGAACATCATCTGGTGTCCAGTTCTCTTCACCAAAGCTAGTCCAATCAGCTTGCTGGTCTTCAGTTAATTCAGCAAACTTCGGAGCATCAGGGAACTCTTTAGCAGCAGCATCCCATGCTTTACCAGCTTGTTCTGTTACCGTGAGCGAGCTGCTTTCTTCATCGGCTTTACCTTCGGTGGCAGCTTTGCCCCCTTCGGTGTCTTTGCTTGGAACTCCTTTGCTAACTTCGGCTTGTTTGCGTACAGATACCCCTTCTGTGCTTCGCTTTTGAACGGCATTTTTAGTTCCTTTTTTCTTCTCAGCAGCAATAGCTTCTGACTTAGCTACTTGTTTCTTAGCCACACCAGCAGCTTCATTAGCTAAATCGTCTAACTCTTTGTTTAGCTTAGCAGTTAGTTCCTCGTCACCAGCATTTTCAGCGGCTTCAAGTTCTTTAGCTTTGCGGATATATTTAGCGTTGATTGTTTCTTCTGGCTTGTTTTCTTCTTGGACGCTTGCACCAGTACGACCAGTGTAAACACCCATGCCAGGCTTTTCGCCTTGTAAGTCACGTTGGTCTAGCTGCGATTCGTCTTCAACTTCGGTCAATCCTAAATCAGCAGCTTGTGGCTCTTCATTAGCATTTTGCTCAAAGTCTTCTTCATCTTCACGAGTGACAGCAGTTACTTGCTCAGATAAACGCTCTTCTTCCTCAAGACTAACAGCCTCACCCACAGCAAAGTCACGAGCTGCTTTGACTTGGTCTTTTAACTCTAATAAAGACATACCGCTTTCATCAAGCGCCTGATATAACTGAGCTTGGATTACACCACGGTTTTCTTCGAAGAAGTTATTAGCAATATCTTGCCA